CGTCATTTGACCCTTCAATCGAATGGGAGCTCCCCGAAGGAGATGTTCCGTATACAAAAAATGATGCGCCAAACGGCACTGAGCATACAAATCTAACGCATGAATCACGACTTCTATTTCACTTCATCAAGGGTGGAAATCCGAAGTTGACTCCCCTGCGGCGAGAGAATATGTTTCTCCAGTTGCTCGAAGGTCTAACCGAAGAGGAAGCAGAGATCGTGATTGCTGCGAAGGATGGGGCACTTCATAGAAAATATAAGGGATTGACTGATGCCGTAGTTAAGGAGGCGTTTGGTTGGACTGAGGAATATATGCAACCAGATTCTTCCGATATTATACCCGGCCATGAACAAAGATTCTAACTTTTTTTGAGAATCTTTATGAATCAATGACTTAGACGCTACGATTTTGCTTGACATATCTTATTTCTTGTGGTATTATGTATATATGATGAGAAATAAGGAAACATTATGATTGGTATTGAGATCAAAGGTGGTCTGAAGAAAGACCGTGAACTGGCAGACGAGATTGTCTGGTGGTGCATGGATACGTTGATGCCTCGTCATCGTGTATTGGATATCAACGTTACTTTCAAGAAAACATTTGAAGATGGAGCTCACGGATTTTGTTATCAAGGTGATGATGACCGTGATTTCTTCATTGATATTGACCATCGTTTAAGCCGGGCTGTCTCAAAAGTAGATTTTATCGAAACCATCATCCATGAAATGGTCCATGTGTGGCAGGGCGCAAGCGGCCGCATGAAGGACCGTTTCAAGGGTGGTTATAAACAATTGTGGAAATGTAAGGACGGCAAGTACCGTAATTATGGTTCCACCAAATATGAAAGGCAACCTTGGGAAGTAGAGGCCTATCGTTTACAGGGCCCGCTGACCAAGATGTTTATGGAAGAATTTGGCATTGAATGAAACATTAGCTAGTGTAATAATGATGCTGGGTATATCTAACCCAGCACCATTGCTAGAAAAACCAATTTACGACGATTTTCAATCGACAGAATGTCTCGCAATGAATATGTATCATGAGGCAAGAGGTCAAGGAACTGCTGGAATGATTGCTGTCTCTGCTGTTGTGCTTAACAGAGTGAATGACAAGAGATTTCCAAACTCTGTGTGTGGGGTAGTCTTTCAAGCACAAATGAAAAAATCATGGAAAACTGGAGAGCCTGTTCCTGTTAGAAACAAGTGCCAGTTTAGTTGGTATTGTGATGGCAAATCAGATGATGTAACAGATGAAGAAGCTTACAAAAAGGCACTTGACTTATCTTCTCTGATCATGCATAATGATATTAAGTTCGTTGATATAACTGATGGTGCTACACATTACCATGCTGATTATGTCAAACCGGATTGGGCGAAGACTAAGGTGAGAACCACAGAGATTGGTGATCACATTTTCTATAGATGGGAAAAGAAATGATAAGAACATTTGATGAATACCAAGAGTTTGCGAAGACTACTGCTATCTATCCAGACAATGCCAAGGTAGTGTATCCAACACTAGGGTTGTCTGGTGAGGCTGGAGAAGTTGCAGAGAAGGTGAAGAAGAATATCCGAATGAGTAAGTTTGGGACTTTTGAGTTCTATGGTAATGAACTTGATGAAATTGCAAAAGAGCTTGGTGATGTTCTGTGGTATGTGTCAGCACTTGCAAGTGATATTGGATATGACCTAGAGATTATCGCTCAGATGAATGTCGATAAATTGAAGTCAAGAATGGAACGTGATAAACTACAAGGAAGTGGCGACAACCGATGAATATTTTCTACCTAGACCGTGACCCTGTGATTGCTGCACAGATGATGTGTGACAAGCATGTGGTCAAGATGATCCTAGAGAGCGCACAGATGCTCTGCACAGCGCATCGTGTGCTTGATGGTGATGAGTATGCTGAGAAGATGGGACTATACAAATTGGCTCACAAGAACCATCCTAGTACCATTTGGGTAAGATCATCATTTTATAACTATCGATGGTTGTTTAAGCACTATGATGCTCTAATGGAAGAGTATACTTATCGTTATGGTAAAATACATGCCACATCCAGATTGCGTGATGCTTTACTTAGACCACCAAGGAATATATCTCTTAGTGCGAAGGGCGGCTTCTCGCTTTTAGATAAAAGCGGTGATCCACCACAATGTATGCCTGATTACTGCAAAGGTGAAGACACAGTTCTCGCATATCAGAATTACTATATACTAGAGAAGTCAGGATTTGCAAAGTGGACTAAACGAGAAACACCAGTATTTTTTGTGGAGAAATACGATGCAACGAGAACCTTATTGGGACTACATGAAGCGGAGGCTAAGTGAGGAAGATATGAGAGAATCTCTACACTCAGTGTTGAATGAGGGACAAAAGATGGAACTCAATAAAATTTTTGATGAGACAAATATTTTAAAATCTCAAACAGAAGAATTGCAAGGACAACTACAGGCGGCTTACAAGAGGATAAAGATTTTAAATGAATCTGTCACTAAGCAAAGTGACAAAATTCTTAGATTGGAAAAATTGGTTCCAACTAAACAATTGGAGTTTGAGTTTTAATGCCAGTATATACATTTTTGAATAAAGAAAGTGGCATGGAGTACGATGAGAATGTGCCCATGGCAGAATACGATGAATACATGAAGAAGAACCCTAGCCTAGAACGAGTATGGCATGGGAATGCACCAGCAATGGTAGGAGATCATATGATGGGTGTTGGGCCTAAGAATGATTCTGGTTTCAATGACGTTATGAAAAATATTGCATCCAAACATCCAGACTCGCCTATGGCAGATAAGTATGGTAGTAGTAAAAATACCAAACGTCTTCAAGCAGAAAACATTTATAAGAAACATAAGGCGAGAAAGTAAATGGCGTCTAAAAAACAACAAACTAAAGAGGTGAGTCTTGCGAGCCTCATTCCGATCAAACCAATCACAGATAATCAAAAAGTTATTTTTGATACTTGGAAGAAAGATAAAAATCAATTTCTTTTTGGCTGTGCCGGAACAGGTAAAACATTTGTTTCATTATATCTTGCTATGCAAGATGTTTTAGATTTAAAGAAACCCTACGATAAAGTTATTCTAGTCCGATCTCTTATTCCTACAAGAGAGATTGGTTTTCTGCCAGGTGACGAAGAAGATAAGTCGGCTCTGTATCAAGTACCATATCAGAATATGGTTCGCTTCATGTTTGAGATGCCCAATGAGCAGTCATTTAATAATTTATACGATAAACTCAAAGCACAGGGTTCGTTGTATTTTCTATCAACTTCTTTTCTAAGGGGGTTGACATTTGATAATGCAATCATTATAGTAGATGAATGTCAGAATTTAAACTTTCATGAGCTAGATACGATTATTACAAGAGTTGGTCAAGATTCTAAGATTTTATTCTGTGGTGATTTTGGACAATCTGATTTACAAAAAACAAATGAAAAAAATGGACTACATGACTTCCTAAAAATCCTAGAGTCTATGGAAGAATTTAATTGTACAGAGTTTAACATTGGTGATATTGTTCGATCTGGCTTTGTAAGAAGTTATCTTATTAACAAAGTTAAAATGGGATTTGGTATTGACTAACATATATGTGAAACCTACTCAAGAGAGTTGGCCAGAGTTCAAAATGAAATCCCCTGTAAAGGTTAAAACTCTACAGGGAACCAATATTGATAAATTTAATGATGAGTTAGAAAACGATATCCGTGATGCTGGTGATCGACTACAGCAGAAGACTGCTGCTAAGTGTCATATGACACGTTGGGATATGCATGAGAACTATGACTCATTTAAGAAATTAGGTGAGTTGGTTATCAGTCTTGCTAAGACAATCCCTCTGGCAAATGCGACAAATGAGTCTGGTGATCCTAGACAGTATGATTACAATGTAGCTGATGTTTGGGGATTGATATATAATAAGGGTCAATTCACTAAGTCACATCAACACTGGCCTCATGTATGGAGTTTCACCTATTGTGTAAAGGGTTGTGAGAAATGTGCTCCATTAGTTTTCCCAGATGCGTATTATTCGCAATCTTTTACACAAGTAGAACCACAAAAAAGTCAACTAATCCTCTGGCCTGCATGGTTATACCATTCAGTCCCAGAACATAATTGTGACCATGAAAGAATCATGGCTGTTGGAAATTTAATTGTGGATTGGAAGAAGAGTCTTCGGCCCGTAACTGAACATAAACTTACCCCATCACCCAAAGGAGAATAAATATGAATATTGAACAACTTAGAGAACAATTAGAAGTGGATGAAGGATGTGAGTACAAGATTTATAATGACCATCTTGGTTACGCTACTTTTGGTATTGGTCATCTTGTTAAGAAATCTGACCCAGAAAAATCCCTTGACTTGGGCACCCCCGTTTCTTCTGAGCGAGTCGCTGAAGCCTTCGAGTCGGATATCCAAAGCGTCTTGCGAGACT